GGTGTTTCGGGTCATCCTGAAGCTTAATACTTCCTTACGAACCAAATCGTCGAGAGACTGCACGGCTCCTAATCTGCTGTGATGTACAGTCCGCCTGGGAAGGCGGATCCCATACATCCACAGAGAATTCCCTGAATTCTCACAAACTAGCCGGAACCTTTTCCCGCTTTTTATCACACTCTCACTTCTACAATATGCCCGTTCGGTCTAACTCTCGTCGTCGTCCTGCACGTCGACAGCAAAGACTTCCCCAACTTCAGACTGTCTCTGGCTCTGGTGACTTCAAAATCCCTAAGTCAGTACGCAACGCAATCCGGACTGCCGCCACGTCCGCCGTTGCTCGTCAATTTGTCTCTGGTGCAGGGACTGCTGTCGGTGCACGTTTTGGTCAACCTGACCTAGGACGTACGCTCGCAAACAAAGCCTTTAACCGAATCGTTGGCTCCGGCGATTACGAAATGCGCGCCAATTCCCTCATCTCCTCCGCTCATTCCGGCGCTGTTATGCCCACTTTCACACCTGATGGAAGACGAGGCATCCGTGTCCGCGAACGAGAATACATTGGAGATGTCGTCTCAGGCGGTACGCTTATTAGCGGTTCGACTATTTTCAGTAACAACTCTTATACTGTTAATCCGTCGAATTCTGTCACATTTCCTTGGCTTTCAAAGTTCGCCTCCAACTTTGACCAGTGGGAACCCCATGGAATAGTTTTCGAGTACGTTTCGACGTCCTCTGCTTTCAATGGATCCTCCCAAGCCTTGGGAGTTGTAGTCACGGCTGCTGACTACGACTTTGCTGACCCGCTTTATGCGTCTAAAGCCGAGATGGAAAACTCTGGTTATGCCATTTCAACAGCTGCCAATACATCGCTCCTTCATGGGATTGAGTGTGCCGCCTCTGAAAGACCCTCCCGTATTCTCTATACAGGAGATGGTGCTGGAAGTTCGACCTCGTCGAATCTCCACAACCTCGCTCGCTTTCAGCTCGCCACTCAAGGAATGTCTGTCGCCGGAGTCACCCTTGGTGAACTCTGGGTTACTTACGACATCACGTTCTACAAGAAACAACTCCCTGTTCCCGGAATTGGTATTACCTATTCTGAGATCGCGAGTTCCTCCCCCTCGACTGCTGGTAGTTCTATTATCATGGGGATGGCCCCTTCCGTTACGGAAAATGGCCTTCGCCTGACTATAGACAACACCACGCTAACGGATCCAAAAATTGTTTTCCCTAACAACATTGGATCGGGTACGTTCTTGTTCACCTACTTCTACAACAGCCCTGCTGCCTTTGATCACACAATTACTGTTTTTAACCCTGCCACCTCCGCAAGGGTTACCTACAGTGCCAGTGAGAACTTCCAGCTCTGGAAGGGGGACTCTACACACCGCATTTGCTGGTCCTGTAAGTTCACTATCACTGGTACTTCTGCTATCATTGGCTTTGGTACCGCTCCGCCGTCTCTTGACGGGCCTCGGAAGATCACTATCTCCGAGTGTAACCCGCTCATGGCGCCCAACGCGTAGAACTCTTTTGTTGTTCTGGTTAAACAACTCCTTGGCACGATCTGCCTGGTCCTCTCGACCTTCCTGAGGGATTTTTATTGTCTTGGGTTCCCTGCTTAACCGCAGGAGCTTAGATGTGAAGCGGCGGAGTTAGAAGTTACCTCCTAACCACGCCTCAACGCACCTAGTCCCCCGATGATAGCATATTGGCTACTATTCACCAACTGGATAGGCAGCAGCTTGCGTCCCATCGCTCTCGATCTACCATAATCGAGTGGCTACAGGTTCCATTGTCGAAAACTTTTCTCAACAACTAGTTTTAGGTCCTTACGACCGTGCAGGGGTAGCTCCCCTCCACACGCTTTAATTTTCGATGTGTCGACAACGTTCGATCCTACACATCGGGTGTCTGGACGGACTTTTGGATTCAGTCATCTGAATCTTTAGGTTCTCCGCCCTAAATCACGCGTAATCTCAACCTCTTCTTCTTCGGCTTTTTGCTGACGGGGAATGTCACTTTCTCTTTAACCCCGGCGGTCGCTCCGCAAGTGGTGCACTCAGCGCCCCTGATCCAAC